TTAAAAAGGGTAACAACTTTTCGCTGCTACCCTTTTGTGAATTAAATTGTGAATTTAACGATTTCTTGAACTTGTGAAACTTGAACACCAAGTTTAGTTCTGTATTTGAAACGAACTAAATCGAAGTCTTCTGAATACCAGAATTTGAAATCTTCTTGTTCGTTTTCTAAATCAACACCCAAGAACATATTGCTATCTCTTAAAGCATAGATTGCGTTAGTTGAAGTTAAGCCTGGAGTTGAAACGATAGTCACGTTAGTTCCGTGAATCTTCATTTGTCCTAATGCGTTATCAGTTGCAATGAAATTGAAAAGATTTGCATTAGTTAAAGCTAATTGGTAAGTTCTGAAATTGTCTACACCCATGTAAACTGTCAAATCAGGCTTATCTAAAATCTCTACTGGTATTGCAGAATATACTGCTTGTACTACCGAGATAATGTTTGCTGCTGTGATTGCAGTTACTGCTGTTGCAATGAAAGGAGTTGCGTTAGCTTGAACTGTTCCTGATGCTGCGTTAATGATTTTAACTAAACCATCAAATTGCTTCAATTGTGAGTTTGCACTTGCTGTGTCACCTCTCCAAATTGCTTTCTCAACATCTTCTTTTGTAGTTCCTAAAATAGTTTCTACGAATGCTGCATCAATACCACCTGGTAAAGCATCATAATTAGAACCCGGTGATAACAATAATTGAGTGTATTTAGTTTCTAAATCATTAATACACCATTCTTTGTTTACTTTGATTCTACCTACTGTTAAAACACGAGCAGAAATAGTAGTATCACCACTTGCAGTGAATCCACAATTGTCGCCATTTTGCCAAATTAATGAATCTGACAATGCAGGTACTTGAATAGTTGACTTAACACCTGTTAAGATTTGCATTCTTGATGCAGTTTTAGGTTCGAAAAACGAACGAGTTACCAATAAATTTTCATTGGTTTTAGTGTATGCCGCTAAGGCTGTTACGTTAAATGCCATTTTTTTTAGTTTTTGTTTTTAGTTTATTTGTTTTGTAATTTTTTGAATTGTGCAATACGTTCAATAGTTGACATTGTACGTTCTTTTTTACTGAATGTTGAGTTCTTTGGTGAATCTACAACTACGATTGGTTCTGCTGCAATTTCTTCTACGATTTTACTAATTGCTTCAAACTTACCCATATTGCTTTTAACCATTTCTTCAATTTTGTTTTCGTAGTTTGAAAACATTTCAGCCATTTTAGTTTCCATTTCAGTCATCTTACTTTCACAAGCCATAAGCCTTTCTTCCATTTTGCTCATATCAGGTGCAGCAGCTAACTCAACTTCTACTTCAACTTCTTTTTCTTTTTTAGGTTCGATTGCAGTTACTAATCCACCTACTGTGGTTACCATTGTGCCATCTTCTAACTCGTGTTTAGCATCAGGTGCAGGCATTTGGTTTCCGTCTTCAGATACTACCATGATTGCAGTTCCTTCAGCTAATTCACCATCCCACATTACTTCTGTTCCATCTGCTAATTTTGCGCTGTTAAATTTCTCTACCTTTGCAAAATCCATTTTTAATAAATTGCCAATTCGCATTATCGCTTCTTTGGCTGTTAATTTAGGTTTATTCATTTATGTTTTTTATTATATTGATTATGTCTTCTATTATTGTTTGTGGCTTCTCGTCTATCTTAACTGTGTTAAATATTCCCTCTACACTGAAACCTTTAAACTCACCTGACTTTATAAACTCATTCCAAATTTCATCGTTGTCAATCTTATAAGAACCGAACCAAGAACCGTCTGTTAAGTTATATCCTTTTGGTGCATTTATACCTCGTGCCTCATCAATTAAAAAAGATTCAATCATATACACACCTTCAATCATTTTGTCGCTGTTGTGCATTTCGTTTACAAGATTTGATTTACCTTGCTTAAAGAATTTGTTTCTTAAATTGTAAATGTCTTCTTTTTGGAATACACCATAATACTCACCGCTTTCATCACGTCTATAAATAGGTAATTCTGCAACCATTAAAGGTCCTGAAATAATTCTTTTTTCTGCGTCTGCTTTAAACGAATATTGTTTGCTACTAAATGCTTGCCAGTTCATTTCTATTGCAGGAACATCAACAAACGCTACTGCTTCCAATTGCGCCTCATCGTCTTCCAATACTATGAATCTGTAAATAGGTAATTTGTCCATTCTTTAATAAATATAAATTAATTTAGTATTTGCTTTTTAGGATTATTTTATAGTTGCTTTGCGTATAATTCCTTTTACTTTGTCTTGTGTATCGGTTATGTCTGTTTCAGTTACATAAACTTTTCCAACTGTGCCACCTACATTGGTTGTGTCTAATGGTTTATTTTGGCTTAACATAGTTCCATTTATTGATTGTGGTATTCTTGGTGCGCTTGGTGCTGTTATATTTCCACCACCACCTCCACCGCCACCATTAGGAACTTGAACATCTGAAATTGCTTTAACTCTTGCTATACCTGCTAATATTGCTGCTCCTGCTGCTAATGGTGCTAATACTAAACCTGCTGGGCCTGTTGCTAATGCTGCTGTATATGCAGCACTTGCACTTAAATAAGTATCTATTGTCGCTTGTGCTATTGCTAAAACTTTTCCCTCTTCGGTTTGCTTACCTGCTAAATCACTTAAACTTCCTAATATTTGTGCTGTTGTTTGTAGTAGTTGTTTTTTCGCTTCTGCTTCTTTTTGTGCTATTGCTATTTTTGCATCGCTTGTTTGTTTGTCAGATAGTAACCCTCTTTGATTCAATTCATCTAATGCTGCATACCTTTCTTGAGCAGTTAAAACTTCGTCTTTTGCTATATCATTTAAATCGTTTATGTGTGATGCTCTTTGTTCTTGTTCCGATACAATTAAAGATTTATTTCTTGCTCTTGTATCTTCTATTCTTTTCTTTTCTTTGTCATCATATTCTTTTGCACGTTCTAAATTATCTTTATCAAATGCTTCTCTTTTCTTTTTAGCCTCTTCGTCTTCTTTATCTTTTTTTGCTTTTGCCTCACCTCTTATTTCAGTTCTTAATTTTTCAATTTCAATTAATTTCGCATTGTACTCTTCGCTACCTTTTTCTAATAAAGATAACTCATCTTGCATTAATTTAATTCTTTTTGCTTTTATATCTTTACCTTTTGCCTCTTCTAAATCTAATGCAAATTGCCTATCTTTTAAACCATTTTGAATTTTTATTTTTCTGTCCTCTTCCGCATAACCTAAATTATATGCTACTGCTACTTTTTCGCCAAATGTTTTAGCAGCATCAATAGCACCTGAAAAATCACCTTGAAATATTTTTGTTACAACTGTTCCTAATACTTTAAACCCTTGAACAATTCCTTGTAATGTACCTGCTGCAACTTGTTTTAAATTTCCAAAAAAATCAGTAAGCGCTTTAAATGCAGGAAATGCATCTGTTATAGCTTTGCTAAATTCCTTCCAATTTGTAATTAATATACCCACTGATACCGCCAGTGCGCCTATGCCTGTTGCTATAATTGCACCTCTTAATGTTGTAAATGCTTTAACAACATTTTTTATAATCATTCCACCTAAATCTTTAAAATCATTTTTAAACTCAAGTAATGAATTTAAACCTTGACTTAAAGCCATTGCACCTTGTACTTTAACTAATGTTTTTTGTAAGTCTTCACTTTCAGAGCCAAACAAAGCCATTGCGCCTTGTGCTGCTGCAAATCCACCTGCTAAACCTGATATTGTTCTTGCAAATGGTGCAAACTTTTTTTCAGGGTCTGCATTTTCAATAGCATCATTTACCCCTCTAATCTTATCTTGTAATTGACCTGCTCTTGTCGCTGCTTTATTAAATGCTTCGCTACCTTGTTCAAGTGTTCCTAATTGGTTTCTTAAATCTTTAAGTTCAGATTTTAAACTTTTTATTGAACCTACTGAACCACCTACTTTTACTTCGGTGTCAAATACTATTTTTTCGTTTGCCATTATGCTATAATTGGGTGTAATCTGTATTCTACTTCTATTAACAATTGTCCGTTTCCTGCTGCTCCTAAATTACCTGCACTATGAAGTTCAATTGCTAAATTTTTAAAAGGTAAATCGTTAATGTTTACTCCTCTTTGTTTTGTTGCTGTGGTTACTGCTGTTATTCCATTGTCAAATTCTAACAAGTGTGTGCCATCGCCATTGTATTGCAATGTCAATTTATGGTTATTATATGCAGTTGGTGTAGATGCTCCAAAAAACATAGTTACATAAGCATCATAAACCTCAACCCAATAACCACTTTGTATAGGTAATATTTCAATTGGTACTGTTCTTAAATTTTGAAGTTCTGAAACTGTTAAAACTCTACTTACAAGTAATGGTTGGTCAATATTGTTTATTACTGTTTCACCCTCTCTTACACTTGTATAATCATTTGTTCCTATGTAAGTTCCACCATTCTCTAAAATAGTGTTATTAGAGCCACCTAATACGTTTACTTGGTTTGCGTTTACATAGTTACCTGTTGAATTTACTATCTGCTCAAATCCTTCTAATGTGTTTTCACTTCCTTGACCTATTACATCAACTCCTTTTGGGTATTGACTGCCATTCCTTGTTACTACTTGTTCGTATGCTGAACCCTCACCACCACCACCACCATTAGTTACTAAGTTATAAGGTACGAATGCAGGTGCAACTGCAAGTTTTAAGAAAGTTAATTTTGCAGGCTCTTCGCTGTTACTATCAAAATCTATTTCATAAAGTCTATAATATTGCTTGTCTATAAAATATGAACTTCTAAATGATAGATTGTTTATTTCAACTTCGCTTAACTTTACATAGTAAGTAACTAATTTAGAATCCTTGTTTGTAATTTCTTCAATACCTTTTTTATGGTAAACATTGTAAATATTATTACTTGTTTGAGTAGTTAGGAATCCTGTTTTATAAAATAGTTGAATCGGTGTTGTAAAGTTTACATCAAATGTCGGTGCTGCTATATTATCGTAATGCCCTACATAAGCATAAGAATCAAAATAATGTCGTGTTCCGTCAGGGTCTTCAAAATGAAAATAATCAACACCTATTACTGGGCTTAAACCACCTGCAACTAATAGCCTTAATTTTGATGTGCCACGTGTAGGGTTATTATTTGAATCTAAAAAACAAATTCTGCTTGTTACTATTAAAGGATTTTTAAATGATTCTAATGGTGTTGGCGCAAAGACTACTTCTGTTTTATAGCTTTCTGTTATAAAGTCATTAGGTACTGTATGCCTTTTTGTTCCGTATGGATAGGTATATTGCTTTTGATATATTACATTTAACTCATCCTTGTCTTCTTGCATTGCAAAGGTATAGTCCTTATACTTTAATGCTCCTAATGGTTTAACTTGAACACCTCTGCTTACATCAATTTTATTACTTAGGTCTACTGTGTCATTCGTAAAATAAACATCACGTGTTTCAATTTTTAATTTCTTGTCATCAAGTTCATCAACTGAAACATAAAGATTAAACATCTTAATAATTGATGCTAAAAAGTCTGCTTGTTTAATATCACTTGGCAAACAAGACGCAAGGCGCATAGGTTCACCAATAATAATAACAGGGTCAGGAATTGAAAAGAATGCAGATTCAGGTAATAAGCTAAAACTCCAAGTACCTGTAAACGTGCTTAAAAGTTTAACTTCTATAATATCACCTACTTCACAATATATTCTATCACATTCGTAATAAGTACTATAACTTGTTGTTGCAGTTGGTTGGTTAGTTCCTATTATTCTGTTCGTTCCTATTATTGAAGATGTTGCACCGCTTGTTCTTATAATATGAAACTCTTGTCTGTTTATTCTACCACTACCACTTAATATATTAGTGATATTTATATTTATTCCAAATTGATAATATCCTGCTGTTTGAACTTCAAATTGTGAAGTCGTGTCATCATAACCAGCAGGTGTTGATTGTATTCCAATATTGTCAAATGATAATGAATTATAAACGTAAGGTAATGTAGTAAAATTAGTTAATGCAGTTGGTGTACTATCAGTTAATCTATCGCCTTTAAATGTTCTATCAGTTACCTCATTAGTACTTAATAATAATTTGTCTTGTGTGGTTGGAACTACTAACTTATTGAAATTGCCACTTGTAAAGAATAGTGATGCGTACCTATAACCTGCATCTTTAAATATTGCATCTATTATTGTTCGTGCGAATATTTGTGGCTTCATGTCAGAAGTAAAAAACCCTTTTTGATTATTGCTTAATCCTTGGTCAATTAATCCATAGTAGTAACCACGTGATGCACTTGGTGTCCAACTGTTTTCAATGTTTGTAAAGTTCCATGTGTGGTCGTATGCGCTTAAATCAAGTTCGTTTAATTTCTTTTCGCCTAAGTCTTGAAACAAGTTTGCAGTTCTACCAATTATTATTATTTCGTATTCAATTTGGTAATCGTCAACTATATTTATATTTGTTAGCTGTAAGTAACCTTGAATCATTGCAATACCATTCTTATAAAGTATCGCATCTGCTTTTAAAGTTGGGTTAAAGTCAGGTGCAAAATTATAAGTATTAGTGTTTTCAGTTGTACGTGCTAAATTAAATATATTGCTAAATATATCATTGTTGTTATGCGTACCGGGCAAAGTAATAGTTTTTGTAAAATCACTTTTACGTTCTGCTATGTTTTGAATATCAATTATACTTTTGTTTATTGGCAAAGGTACATTATCATACAAGTCAAGTTCATATTCAACTATGTTTGCTCCTGCTACTTGGTTTATTACTAATCTGTTTTGGTTCATTATAGCGATTGTCTGTAACGTGAGTATGTATATTCAATGTCAAAAGTTACATTAAACATTTTTCTATCAGTTAAAAAGGTCTTTATTTCGTAACTTGTGTTGGTTATGTTTACAGCTACAAAGTCTGTTGCGCTTCTTTCTAAATATATTACAGGCGATGTTGCTAACTCTTCAAGTAATTCGCTTTCTTGTTCGCTTATCCAATCACTATTAATAGTTATTTTGTCGTTTATTGTAGTGTTGTAGTTAGTTTTTAACCTGTCTTGCTTGCTATAACCTATTGGCAATGGTGCTTTAAACTGCTTACGTTCTATTTCCATTGCGTTTATTTGGTTCTTATTGAAGTTAAATGAATCAAACCCACCTAATTTGTTTAACCAATGTAGTCTTACTGTTGGGTATTGGCTGCATTCGGTGTTTAAATTAAATGTTTTAGTTGCTAATACGTTATTTGTAACCCCTAATAATTGTACTTTATAAGTATTTGTTAAATCTAAACCTGCATTTACTATTACGTCTTGTGCATATTTGCCTGCTCTTGTGCTAAATAAATGTTCTTGTGCTGTTAAACTTATAGATACATCTTCACTTATATTATTTGAATCAACATATCTAATTGTTACAACTAACCTTAAAGGGTCAAACCAGTACAAAAACCTTTCCTCATTGCTGTTTATTCTTTCTGTTCCTGAGTTTGATAAATAACCAATTGTCGCTACATCTTTATTTCTATAAGCAGTTGGTGTAAAGTCTTCAAAGTCAAATATTGCATTTGCAGCAAATTTAAATATTGTTGCGCTTGGTGCTGTTGGGTTACTTGCTAAAACACCGCTTAAAGTTGGCACACCACTTACATCATAAAGTTCTCTGAATTGAACAAAGTATTTTAAACGTGAATTTGTATTTGTTCCAACATCACCAACTATATTATTAAAGTCATAGCTAACATAGTTTTTAAGTACATTACCAATGTCAAACTGTAATTGTGTGCTACTTGGTTGCACTGGATATTTTAACCTCGCTAATGGGTTATTAGTTCCACTTGTTTGGTTTACATCAACTATAAAGTTGAAATTAGGTTGTGCAGTATTGTTTGAACTTACTGTGTATGGCACTTGATTATAAGCAGCCATAAATTCGTTTGGTGTTGTGATTATTGTTATTGCCATTATTTTATAATTGCTAATCTTATTGTTGTTGCCATTTCTTTGCTCAATGCTTTATTTAGTACCTTTAATCGTTTAGCACCAACCGCAGGGTCTACATAGTTCATTGGTTTTATTCCACCGATTTTAGTAGCTACTGCCATTGCCATTGCTTCTTTAGTGATTAAGTCTGCTTGTTTCTTTTTATTCTTTCGGATTAAAGTTTGTTTTCTTAATCCTTTGCTGCCTGTTCGTGCTATGTATTGCTTAAAACTATTTAGCATATCCTTTGGCACTCCCAAGTTTTTAAAACTGAATCTGCTATTAGGTGCTTTGTTTTTATTAAATACACCCTTTACTCCTTCATCGACAAACTCCCAATAATTTTGAGTTGTTACTATTTGGATTCCGTTTGGAATTGGATTAGGTGCTATATCACTTGCTAATGTACTCGCTTGCTTTGTTCTTGCTTTCCTTGTTATTATGCCACGCATTATATCAATTGAATCATTAGCCCAATTTAAAAAAACACCATCAACACCACTCTGCAAATCTTTTGCAAAACTATCAAGTGAACTACCATACTTTTCGCCTATGCCTTTTGCGCTGCTTGCCATTTTATTTTATCGTCTTCGCTTTTATCCTTAAAGAACACTAATGTATTTAAGAACTCAATTATATTCATTTCAAAGTAGTATTCCCACTTGCCTCTGTCATTGTTTGCAAGGTTGTTAATCGCTACAATCCAACCCCATTTAGTTTCGAATGTTTGTCCAATATTGGCTTCACTTTCTCCATTGCTTTGTTCGCTTCCGACTCCAAATAAATTAGGATATTGTCTGCTAATTCCTTGTAGTACCTGCAAAAAAAAAGCATGATTGGATAAGCTACTTCTATTTTCATGTGGTTTAAAAACAAGTCTGAAACTTCCTTGTGGTTAGTGCCATCGTATTTCTTTACCTTGCCATACCAATTCTTTTCAACACATATAGCTGCAAGTATGTTATGGATATTGTTTACAATACTTGCCTCATCTTTGCAGAATGAAGTTGCATCAATATACTGTGCTGCTGTTAGCTTTTGTGTTTGCCAAATACATTTAAAACGTCTTCCTTTAACTTTAAAATCCATTTGCACCTTTGCGTTAGGGTTTAGGGTTTCAATCTCACTAAACGACTTTAAAGCAAGTTTAAGTTTATCAATTGGCATCGACTCAACTTCATCAAATGTTCTGTTTGTTAATTCAGCTAACAATTTAATGTTTCGGTTCAATGGGTCTGTTTCAAGTTCTGCAATTGTTTTGCATTTAATAAACTGACTTATGGTAATTTTTTCAAACTTCATTCTCTTTAATATATAAAATTATTACTTTTTTGCTAAATTTTCATTGTTGCGTACCTACCCGAACTTGGGTTGTCAAGTTGGAATATTACGTTATACCTAATTGAATCTATCATGTGATTCCAATTGTCAATATACATGTGGCTCGCTTTATCTGCATAAACATAGTTGTTTAATTCCTTTGCTATATTGTGGCTGTTTGGCTCAACTATTATATTATAGTTCTGCATTCGGATTATACCGCTTTCAATCGTTCCTTTCTTTACTGCCCTTATGTTTATACCTGCATGCCTTAAATCTGCTATTAAACGGTCTTCTGCGCTATCTGCTATGATAACCTTGCCTTGTGTTCTATCTTTTAGTATTTGGCTTAATACGTGGGTTTTTAAACCATTTGAGTATAAGTGTTCTTTAACGTATATTATTTTACGTACTTTGTCAATAGCTACTTCACTTAAAGCATCAGGGTCCACAGAAAATCCAAAATCTAATCCAAATGAACTTTGTAAGTTATGTGGGTTAAATTCGCCAAATGTCCAATTTGTAAATACAACTCCCTCTGCTTTATTTACCCAACCACCTAAAACAATATGCTTATATTTAGCAGGGTTGCTTTCTCTTATTCGTTCAATTTCATTTAAAAACGATTCATCAAGGTTTTCAAGGTTATTCATGTAAGTAGTATGAATGTATGTTGCATCTTGATGTATGCCAGTGTAGCCCTCTATAACCCCTCTTTGCTCAAAGAATTTCTTGTATATCCAATGTTCCTTTGTTGCAGGGTTTAAAATTAATATTATACGGTTCTTTTTACCTTTTTGCCTTATTGATAGGTTTATTTTATCAAATGTTTTCTCATCTACTAATTCTTCTGCTTCATCTAATATCCAAGTTGTAACCCCTTGCAATGATTTTAAGTTAGCTGTTTGGTCACCGCTACTTGTTTTTATACCTTTAAATAATATTTCACTGCCTGACCTTTTATTCTTTATTTCGCTTTTTAATATTTCAAAATCATCTTGCAATTCAAGTAGTTCAATTTTTTCTTGAAATTCAGGAATAATGGATAGGTGAGCAGAAGTCATAGTTTGCCTTGTGAACAATATTCGATGCCCACGTTCATAAGAAAGAAGTGATGCAAACCTACCTATCTCAAAAGACTTACCTGAACCACGACCACCTGTTATAATAAAATAACGAGTATCATTATTCAGTTGATTCCAAATCGGTTTGTGCCTTGCTATCATATAGTTTACTTATATCAAAGTTCTCATTTCTGTTTGTGTTTTCACTTTCAACAAATGTCATTGATAGCTTTTTAAGTTCTTCAGGTGTTGCGATTAATTTCATTAATGCCATTTGCAAAGCAGGTGCATTTGATGTGTACCATTTAGAACGCATTGATACTTTAAGTGTTGTGCGATTAATTTCAAGTAATCCTTTTAGCTCGTTACATTCGTTACTATCAATTGGGTAGTATTCATAAAATGTTTTCTTTGCTATTGGTAAGAATGCAACTATATCTTCAACAAAGAATAGTTTATGTTTTACTATTGCTTCTTTTGCTTGTTCGAATATTTTAGTCTTGTCGTATGCCATTTCGTTTTATTATTAATGTAGGGTCTAATTTTTTCATTCTGTCTATTATTACTTGGCAGTATTTTGGGTCAAGTTCCATTCCGTAGCATTTGCGTTTAAGTTGGTGAGATGCTACCATTGTACTTCCTGAGCCTAAAAAAGAGTCTGTAATTAAATTGCCAACTTCACTACTATTCTTTAATGCAACTTCTATTAATTCAATTGGTTTTGGTGTTGGGTGGTTTCCTTCTCTTTCTCTTGGTCTTGCAACATCAATTACATCTGCTTGTGCATTATCCCCAAACCATTTATAATCTTCACCAATGCAACCGAAAGCTATTAATTCATATTTTGGTCTATATCCTTTTTTGCCACTTAATCCAAAAACATTTTTATTCCATATTAAAGTTCTTTTGAAATTCCAATTGTTTTCTTTTATTGCACTTATAAATTCAACTTGTGTTTTTTGATCATAGCATACATAAAAACTTCCTGATTCTTTAATTGGCATAATTGATAAAGCATCACTAATAAATTGCTTTAATTCATTACCCCTTAAATTATCATTTTCAATCTTTTTAATATTATCTCTTTCAACTGTTTGTGACCTGCCACCACTTGCACTAACTCCATAAGGAGGGTCTGTAAATACCATATCTGCCTTTTCTCCATTCATAAGTTTAGCAACTGAATCCGAATCCGTACTATCCCCACAAAGCAATCTATGTTCTCCAATCTCAAATAAATCCCCTAATACTATATCTGTTTCAATTCCATCTTCAGGTGCTTCAAAGTCATCTTCTTCAGCTTCTAAATTAGTTACTTCAAAGTTAGGTATATCTAATCCCCATTCAGTTAATTGTTCTGTATCCCAACTGTTAGCCAAGTCATCCCAATTCCATTCACCAAAGCCTACATTGTCTTTTATTATAAATTCGTTTTGTTGCTCTGGTGTCAATTCACTTGCTTTGATTATTGATACTTCTTTTAAACCTGCTTCAATACAAGCCTTTAATCGCATATTGCCACCAAGCACTATCATTTCATCATTAACCACTATTGGTCTTATATCCAACATTTGTGGAAATTCTTTTATTGATGTTACAAGTTTTTTAAATTTGTCATCTTTAATAATTCTTGGGTTATTTGGATTGCTTTTTACTGCGCTTATTTTTACTGTTTCTATTTTCATAAATGCGATTTGCTCATCATGTAGACAAACGGTTTTATTGGATTTGTGTATTTTTTGACTTTAAATTATTTATTTCTCTTTGCAAGTAGAATAATGCTTTTTCTAAATCTTGTATTTTATCATCCTTTTTTCCTGCACGTAATATGTATTTGATGCTGTTTCCGAGCATAAAGTTTAAGTCATAGTGTTCTATTACCTTTATCGGTTCAAAAGTGTTGTCTATGCCTCCATAATGTTGTGGATGGTTTATGTATTCTTTTATCATATTAGTTCGTATATAAAATTCATATCTGCTTTGCCATTGCCGTGAATTATAGTTGGTTTAAAGTTATCTTTAGTTATAAATATATTGTTTTCTATTTTGTAATCAGTTGGCAATATTCCACACAATGTTTGAAATACTCTACACTCGTGGTCTATACCTATGCTTGGATTGTCTAATAGCCATTTAGTTGCTACTCTTTGGTCATCTTCGCTGTCGTGTATGCTTTGCTTGTCTATTAGTTTTATAAAGGTTTCTGCCTGCATATAATAAGCACCACTATTTAAGAATCTAAACTTTGTGTTTGGTTTTGTGTACTGTTCACGTTCCTCATATTTTTGTGTTTGGTCAATGTCAGGCCAGCAGTTTACTTCTGAATTAAATAAGCAGTTCCAATATATCTTACGTTTAGTGTTTGCAGGTGTATCTAAAAAGAATGTATCGTATGCATCTACAAATATAAAGTCTTTAATGTTTGGGTTTGCTTTTAAGTATTCATAGGTTCTATTTAACTTCATTCCAAATCCTTGCCATTGGTTTACTTCAATTATATGATACTGCCAACCAAAGTGATTTAAACTTCTTTCTAACTGAAAACATTTGCTTCTGTTATCTGCTACTGTTAATACTATCATAAATTTACTTTTATTGGTATTGTGCCATTTATTAATCCATCTTTGATTTTATAAAATTCTTCCATTTTCTCTCCTGCATATTTTCGTTTCCATTCAGTGTATGCATCGCCACCAACATCAATATGTTCAATGTCTATATGTGGCAGGAATGCTAATTTATAGCCTAATAGTATTGCTCTAATACAAGCTAATGTATCATCAAATCCATATACTCCTGCTTGCATTAATCCACCCATTTTATTTATTAATTCAGGGTGAAACATTTGCACTGTTCCCATTATATCTGCACTTTCTTCTACTACTACCCAGTTATCGCCTTTCTCGTGTGGTAACATTTTTAGTTCAGTTTTCCAATGGTTACTTGCATTTGGTGACTGCATTAAGTCTTTACGTTTTAAACCTAATATTCCATAGCCACCGAGTTTCATTGCAAGTTCCATTTCTTCTACCCAACCATAGTTATTTATTACAACATCGTTATCCATCTTAATAACTACTTCGTTTGGTTTGCGATATGCCCATGCTTGGTTAATTGCTTTTGCAGTTCCTACGTTTTCTTTATTGGTTATTATTTGTATTCCTAAATGATAATATGCAACAAGTAATCTTTTAGTTTCCTCACAACTATTATTGTCAACTATAATAATTCGGTGTTTATTTTGGTCAACTGTATCAATTAAACTATCTAAAGTTTCTTTTGTGTATTTGGTTCTTCCGTTTTCTTCTGTGTCATACACAGCCATTGCAATTAATGCCATTATTTTTTCTTTATTTTTATATTAGGTTCGTTTTGCTTTACCCACCTAACCATATTTTTAACTGCATCTAAATTACAAGCAGAACAATCGCCACTTCTCATACCTGTAACCTCGTGGCTTAATGATTTAATTTCTAATAGCTGTTGAGAAGTTCCAACCCAACTTGTTTCATTATCAAATATTTTTAGTAATTCTAAAAGGCTGAATCGGTTATCTCCCTTTTTTTTCATTGCAAAATATATTTCATCAAAGTTTCTCATATTTTATACATTATTCTTTTAAGTATCATTGAAAAATAGGCTGCGTAGCCTGCTATGGCAAATGCTTGTGTGTAGTGAATTAAATCAAATTGAATAGATATTACACAAATCCAAAAAGATAAGCACACATTACAATTAAATGGCTTAAAATCCAACCACGTTGGGAGTTGAGTTAAACTAAAAAATGAAGTAAATAGCATAGAGATTCCTATGCAGTAAAATATTAAATCTATCATAATTCTAAAATTTGTTTATATGCTTTGTAACGTGCTTTAGCTATTCTATCAATGTGTTGAACTTGTACATCTAAATATAATTGCTCGCTTAAATCCTCAATCATTGCAGGATTTTCAATTAGTTTCACCATATGTTTATACCAATCATTCTTATGCTTTACTACTAAACAATTTTTTCCGTGATTCAACATTGGTTCATAGGGATGAACATTTGAAACTATGCAGGCTTTCTTTTTAAAACCACTTTCAATTAGTTTTAGGTTTGATTTTAGCTTGTTGAATCGGTTATCTCGTAAAGGTATAAGGGAAACATCTATTGTGTCGTAAAACTTTGCATATTCGTTTATGCTTACACTTGGGTACGTTGCAAACTGTGATTCACTTGCTTTGCCCTTACAAGACATAACTCCTGCAATTGCTCTTGATGTTTCATCATCTTTGCTGAATCCACCATAAACTACTTGAAATTTATCTTTTAAATGTTCTTGGTTATACAATGAATATAATCCATCGTGCATTAGTAACACATCTTCAAAGTGTGTAATTGAACCACTCCAACCAAACTTAACTACATCAAGTTCTCTTTTAGTAAACTTGTACTGGTCTTCTTTAGGATTAATTGCATTAGGTATTTCAAAAGCATTAGGCTGACTTGCTTCGTACTTTAAAGTTCCACTTAAATATTCGTGTGTTGTAGTTATTGCTTTTGCGTAATGTAATGCTTGTAATATCTTTTCCGCGTGGTTTTCTTGCTTTGCTGCTGCTTGTAATATATGCCAATTAGGTAATCTGTAATCATCATCAATATCTAATACATATGGCACGTTAGCATCCTTTAACTTTCTTATTACATCGTTTCCTTTTACCCTTGATATAAATCGGTTTGCTATTACCAAATCAAAGCCTTGCAAGAACTCTATTGTTGCGCTGTCTATTTCATTAATTTGGTACATATCCACATCTTTAATAAACATTTCTGCCATTCGTTTATGTGGTTGCAGTAATCGGTGATAGTCTACACCACTTATGTTAGGATAACTCGGAATTATAACAAGGATTTTCATTTGCAAATTTTTTTATTTTTTCTTTTACGGAACGTAATGCTGAATAACTAATGCCAGTTATTTTACTAATCTTTCGCATTGATTTATGTTCGGCATATAGTAACACGATTCTATTTTCAAACTCTGTACATCCAAGCATAAAGTTTTCAATTTTTTTAAAGTCTAAATCGCTATCATCAATAATTCTTTCGGATTCTGATTCCATAAATTCATCCATTGGAATTTCTTTTGAGAATAGCTTTCCTAATTTGCCATTACGTGATATAATGTTTTTAGCTACACAATAATACCAGAACTGTAAATAATTTAAAGTGGGCAAACGTTCAGCAGGAATAGTTAATATCTGTTCAATTACTTCTTGGTAAATATCATCGCTATAACTTGAGTCTAACTTTCGGCAGGTATCAAGGTATGCAGGGTTATTTAAAATTTCATTTACTATTTCAATGCGTTCCAAATTGTTACCATTATTGGCGATGCAAAGTTTACGCTATTGTTTTTTAAGTATTCAACAAATTATCAACTTTATTAAAATAGTCTTTGTTGAAGTTTATGGTTGTTAATTCGTTCCATTGCTTTATCAAAATATTCTTTGTCAAGTTCACAAGCAGTTAAATCAAATCCGTAATCGTAACAGGCGATAGCAATACTTCCACTTCCTAAATGCGTGTCAAGTATTTTATCTCCTTGTTTAGCAAAGTGTTTTAATAAAAAATTATAAAGATATATTGGTTTTTGCGTAGGATGAAATCTATTTTCTTGCCCTTGAGTTCTTTTCTTAAATATCTTTGCAACACTATCAAAAGAAGCCCAAGCATACTCGCACATAGCAAAAGAAACATCTTCAGGTTGTTGTTTATCCCAAATTACAAAACATTTATTTTTAGGTAAATCAAAGTAATTGCCACCCCAAATAATTTGATTTTTTGAAACTCTAAACAATTCTTCAAAGTATTTATCACTTGGTATTGAATTGTCCCAATTACCATTTTTATTATGATACCTTTTAAATCGACCACCGCTATTAACTACACTATCCCCTAAACCATAAGGCGGGTCGCAAATCGCAAGGTCGTAAAAATTATCAGGCGTACGTCTTAATAAGTCCATACAGTCTTCATTAGTGATGGCTATTTTGTCTGTAATTTGCATAGTATTTTTTCTAAAGTTAAGTCTGATAAATAAGTACCTGTTGTTTGTCTGTTTGTGTTTTCATCTTTATAAGTTCCCTTTAAAGAATCAGGTCTAAAAGCCATTGTTTGTTTAACATCTTCATTTAGCATAAATCCAACTTGTTTAGTATCTAAAGCGACTAAAGCAAAAAAATCAACTGAATCATTAGTGTGTTGTTGTTTATTTTTTTTACCACATCTTTTTATATTAAATTGATATGCTTTAGTTGGATTTTTACGTTGTAAAACGTTTCTTAATCCTCTTGTTGTTTTTACTTGACCTTTTAGTAATTTACCATTATAATCTAAAACAATATCATAAGGTAGTCCCTGTTCAGATGGATATGCTATAAACCCCATCATAATTAATTCTGCGCAAACTAGATACTCACCAGCTTTCCCAATTTGCATATCTGTTATATTTTCCATACGTCAAATGTGCGTATTTATTTTCAATAAAACAATAGCTAAATCAAAATACTTATCAGGGTAACGAGCCATTAAAAGCATATTGTCTTCGTTTGTTATTTTCATAATTTATAATTTATCTATTTTATTTAAAATTTCTACTTTTTTTTCAAGTTCAGCTATCCTGTCAATAAATACGAACTGCTCTTTTTGTAATCGTTTAGATTTAGAACGATACAAAACATTCTCGTAATTAAACTTTGCGAAAACTCTTGCGTTAAACTCTTGCATTCTATAAAGTGTTTCAAGGTGCTTTAAACCGTTTTCTTTTTGTGTCCCTTGTAACTTTATCACTTTAAGTTCAAACTGCTCTATAAACGCATTAAACTCCCAAAAATCAAAGAATAAATCTTTATTGTATTCATCTGAACCAAATAGTGAGAAATATTTATTAATTTCTACCAATAAGTTCTTGTACTCAATTGTTCTTATGTTTTGAATTGCTTTGTATTCGTTAAATTTCATTAGAATGGAATATTGTTTTGATAAAATGAATCTACTTTACTTTTATTATTATCTATGTTATTAAATGGTGTTGGTATATATCGTTGATATCCTTCAAATTCTTCGTAGTAAGCATTCTTAATAAGGTCAAATCCAAGTGCAAACCTGCCTTTAGTTCCTACAATCTTTGGTTTAGCTTTCCTAATGTCTATGTCCACTATGTTTGATTGTATAAAGTTACCATTATGCTCTATGTAGTTACGATGGATGCAGATAAGTGATTGTGCTTTTGCATACCAAACACTTCCACCTTCTATTTCATCAGGTCTTGGCGCACGTGGGAATTGTTCTCCTTTTTCAACAGTAGGGTTTCTTGCGTGGCAAACCATTATGTTGTGGATGTTGTGATACTTCGCAAACCTATTCCACTTTGGCAAAGCATACTTTAAGTATTCGGATATTAATCCGTTTCCTTTTTCTTTTAAGTTATGGTCAAGGTCATTCCAATTATCTATCACTGCCAAATTGCAATTATAAAGTTTCTTTGCTTCTTTAACAATCTCAAACCATTGTTCAAAACTAATACCTGCTTCATCGTTTCCTTCAATAACTGTGAAATACTCTTGCACAAATGCCTTTGCGTTGTATAATTCTTTTTCGCTAATATAGTTTTTGTGTGCTTTGTTCATAGATTTACCAGTAAGACAATGGATAAGTTCGCAATATATTTCAGCAGCAGTTCCTGTTTCAGGTGAATAGATTATTGGTCGCATTTCGTAATTTACAACCATTGAAATTAGTAGTTGATACATAAATTGTGACTTACCTGATGTTGGGTGTCCGTACAAAATAGTAGTATTACCAAGTCTTAAGTTATAATGGTTTCTTGCACCTTCAAATCCTATATAGTGACCTGCTCTCATTCCATTTTGGTATAAATCCATAAACTCCGAATCTACTTTTTTGTCGTGTATTTTTAAGATGTTTACCATATAATATTTTTTTCAGCTATTTTAGTTTCAAATTTTATTTTACCTGTTGCTTCATCTCTCCTTGCCCAGTTACTTATTGCAGATTTCCAATTTAAATATTTATTACCTTCATTTGAATAAGCAACTGCTGCTTCATAATAGTAATTTAATTTTTCTTTATTCCAATCAGGAAATTCAGATTTAAAAATATATTTATCAAATAAATTAGAATCAATAAATAAAATTTTACTTAATTGTACTTTCTCTTTCTCTTTCTCTTTCTCTTTCTCTTTCTCTTGTACCGAAGCCCCTTCAATAGCCCCTATGATACCCCCTTCGGTAGGGGTTAGTTTTTCTTTAGTTTTAGTTTCATAACCAAGCACTTGGCTATCTATACTAAACTTTTGGCTTAAGTATGCAAACTTTGCCATACCTTTTAAATCGGTTGGTTCTATTCCATTAAATTGTTTCTGAAGTAGTGCTTTAATAAATGCTATAAATTCAGCATCTTTTAATTCCATTGCTACTTCAAAATAGCTGCGATAAAAGTTAAATCCTTTTCTCATATCTAATCTTGTAAAAATGAAATTTGTTTTCTTAATTCCTTTGAAAATTTAATTGCAGTTTCCTTATCTAAACAAATAAATCTTGATGGATAATTTTTTAAACTATCAGTTATTTCAATAAATATTTCATTATTAATGTTAGCCCTGACAATCATTAAAGCGTCAATTTCGCTTTTTTCTGTTGAAGTAAATACTAATTCGTATGCCATAATTTATAATCGTTTAAAGCCACGATTAGGCTTGGTATAAAAAGCAAAACCCCAAGCAGGTCAGAGCTACTTGGGGAATTTGCCTATATTTAATTAACTAATGGAAATTAATGATAGTTTGCTAAAAGGGCTCTGACATCTTTTAACTCTTGCAAATATAATAGTTTTAAATCATACTAATACACAAAATAATAACAAAATTTTAGTAGAATATTAAATCAATAGTTTCAGTTATTCTTTTGTATTTCTCGCTGAATCTCTTGTCGTAATCAAGTAAATTATCAACTGCTTTAATTCCGTGAATGATTGTTGTGTGGTCTTTGCCATAAATAACTTTATTTTTTTTTACAGTCATATAAAACTTACCAATTTCAGATAAGGTTAATAGTGTATGCTTTTTAATTAACTGCATTGATACTTGTCTTGGTTCAACTAATGTTCTTTTACGAGTTGATTGAATAAGTTGACTTGGTTCTATTCCCCACTCATTAGCACATATTTCAATTATCTTGTTGCCTATTTCGTTATAGTTCATTAAATCAATATTTCTTTTGACAAATAATTTACAAGCTATACCAGTTTCTTTTAATATTCTTTTTTCTGCTTTATCAACTATTTCGTTGATTATAATATCTTTATTTTCCATTATCGTTTTGTTGAATCTAATTTAATTGCTTGATTTACTTCTATTGGTTTGCTTTCGTTTTTCTCGCAGGTATCTGACCAACCACAGCACCCTGATAAAATTAGTATTAGTATAAATATTTTCATAGCTTTTTAAATTCCATTTCAATTTTATCAAGCATATCTAAAACCATATCCTCAATTTTAGTAACATCAATATTTGCTTTCTTGAATGATTTATCACTTCTACGAATAAAGTCTTGGTTTGCTTTTGAAAGTCTTTGCATCACTGCAACTTCACTTGGTATCATTAGTTTTTTAAGACCTTCTATGCCATCCAAATAGTTTTGTTGATGTTTAGCTATTATGTATGCCATTACACCCATTTCACTCAAACTCTTTTCTAACTGTTCTCTCATTTAATTTTTGTTTTATAATTACCTTTTTTTATTGGTGTATCAATTGCTTTATTATGTTCCCAACCTCTTTTAATTCTTCTATAAATAGCTCCATAATGATTGTTTAATCCTAATGTATCTAATAATAAATTTAAAGATATTGAATTATTTTTATAATTTAAAATTATTGTATTATCTCTATTATTAGTATTTATTTTTGATGTAACCCATCTGCAATTATAAGGGGAATAACCTTTTGAATTATCAGTTCTATCTATTTGTAATCCTTCTTTATAACCATTTTTTAAAGACCAATTCTCAAAACTTTCAAATTTATATTTCCATTCTTCACATACAGTTATTCCTTTTTTAAAATATAAATGATTTTCAAAATAATCTTTATCACATCTTCTATTTAATGCTCTCCAAACTTTAAATAGCTTTGTTGTGCTTTTACCATTCATTGTTTTATGTTTACAACCACAACTACTAATTTTGTTTCTAATTAGATGCAGTAACCTTATTTCTTTTATAGTTCCACAATCACACTTACATTTAATGGTTCTATTTATTTGACCACTTGGCATCCTTAAATTTGCCCCATCAGAAATTACTTCTAAATAATTATATTTAGTACCAGTAATAATATTTAATCTTTTTGCCATAGTTTATATTACATTTTTGTTTTGCAATATTAACATATTTATTTATAAATACCTAACATATTATTAAATTTTTTTCTTATTTGTAATCTTTCTAAATTACTGTACTGCTTGTTTTCTATTTTTAAAACTTTTACAATTGATTTAGCTATTACAATTAATTCTTTTAATTCATTAATCGTTAATTTTAAAACATAATTATTTGAAACTAATTCATATTCACAAAACTCTTTATGTTTTAAACCAAAAGTATTTATTAATCCTTCGCCATATTCTAACAATAACCCACCTTTAAAACCATTACAAGAAAAACATTGAATGTAAATATTAAATAAGTTGTATCTTAAATTAGGCTTACTTCCAACAGAATGATAGTGACCTGCAAAAGGTTTATTATAAAATTTATTGCAAGATATACACTTATGTCCATTATCAATTATTCTAATTATTGCGTTTATTTCTCTTTCTAAATCTTTTCTAACTTTTGAAATTGATTCTAATACTTCTAATTTTTCACGTTTAATTTTAGCATAGTTTGGCTTTACTGGCTTACTAAATGCTAATTCAATCGCACATTTAGGAGTACATACTACCTGTGTACTTTTATAAGGAGTAAACTTTACTGCACAAACTTTGCATTTTTTTTGTTTAATTTCGTTCATAGTTAAAAGGGGTGGCAGTTAATACCACCCCCTTGTTTTTAAAATGGTAAATTTGAACTATCGTGTGCTTTGCTCAAACTAATAGCATTGATATTGTGATACCATTTATTATTGTAATCTCTGCTATCAACACTAAATGTTACCTCTACTTCACCACCTACTTTGTGGTTTAATAATTCATCTTGTTTCATCAATGTAAAACAAATTAACTTTGGATATTTAGGGTCAAGTGTTTCGATTACGAATTCACTTTTGTTCCACTCTTTACCTGCTTTTGTTAAGCCTGATACTACTTCACCGATTTGGGTGATTTTTCCTTTTACTTTGTACATATTAGATTATTGGTTGTTTTAAAATGTTAATTAATGCATCTCTTTGCTCACTTGCTGCTGCTACTTCTTGCAGTATCTTTGCTTGAACTTCTAAATCTGCGTGAATTATTTTGTAGAATATACGAACATTTAAAGGTAAGTCTATCTCTATTTTGTTACCATCAAAATCATAGTTCGTGGATGTTAAATACCTTACTAAATAATGATTTGTTACAGGTGGATGCCCTAATGTTTCGTTGTGTTTAGTTAGTGACATCATTTGCATTTGTGCTTGGTAAAAATATGCTTTAGGTACGTTCTGAAATTCTGGCTTACTGTCGTTAATCATCATCATTTTTTGTTCAAAGAATTTTTCAGTAGGGCATTTTAAATCAATACTTGCAGCAATCACACCATCAAAATCCATAATAGCTGCATCAGGTGTACTGCCACAATTATCGTTTATTGGAAAGTATTGTGAATCTAAATAAACTGCGTTAAGACCTGTTACCTCTATAAATGATTCTAATGCCTCTAATTCGTTTATATTTCCGTGTTCGGTGTGTTTACTTGTAAAAGATTTTGCATAGCCTTTAACAGTCTCTATTGCCTTATCCATAATGTAACTATCTTTCGTTGCACCCTTGCCTCCAACAAATAAGTTGGAGACTGTGGATGCTGTGAATTTACCTAATCTATGACTACTTAACATTTAGTAGTTCCTCCACTTCTTTAGTTAAATAATACTTTGCTTTAACTTTGTTAATGTCGCCACCATTCTTTACATAGTCTAAAGCATCGTTAAAGCCTTGTGTGTTTTTAGCCAGTGTAGGTTTGCTATTTGTCACGTTTTGATTGTCTGCATCTGCTTCGGTTTCATCAATTAAGAATAATCCGTTTAAAGCATACTTACGAGCATAAGAACTTGCAGTTCCTGTGGTTTGTTCTGCACTCATTCCTTTGTGTTCAGAAGTTTCAGCATAACCACTACAACTTAATACCTCATCGCCTATTTTAAGTGTTGCTGTTGACTTAATAAATACTTTTGTACCCAATAGCACGATGTCATCACTAATAGTTAGCCTTGCATTGTTATTTGCTAATACTGGCTTTACTGCTTCAAGTATGTCTTCTGCACTACGATACTTGTACTTTCCGAAACTGTTGAAGTTTCCTTTTGGAACTTTAAGTTCTCTTTGAATTTTTGTTAAATTTTCCATTGTTTAATTTGTTTTTTTGTTTGTTCTAATTGTTTACTGTAAACACTAATTTGATTTTCGTATTTATTGATGCGCAATATAGTATTTTTTGTTAATATATTCTGCATAAGTAATATTATTTCTTCTTCAAGTTCTTGAATTTCAAGTGAAATAAATTTTGCGTTATGTTCTAAATATTCTAAATTCATTAAAATAAATGTTTTAAAACGCAGTCATATACAAAATCACTATTGCAGTTTAATTCTTCTAATTCTTCATCGGTTAATTCAACTCCATCTATTTCTGCTGAAACTATGTAAGCATCCACCATATCAGGATAATCACTGGTATCTATATTTCCCAATTCTATATTACTAATTTTATCTAATTCCATTGCTGTGGTTGGCTAATTAAGTTTAAATTTGCTGTGATTAAGAACAATAACCATTGTGCTTGTTTTGCTTTCAAAATATTGCGTTCATTTATTGCAATATTCCTTAATCGATTTATTTTGTCGTATCTATTTCTTAAGGTGTCTATTCTGCTCATAATTTAATCTTTAAATGTTTGGTTGTAGTATTTTTCTCCTGCTAATTCGTGGTCTAATCCAATTACTTCTATTTGGTTGCACGCTTCAATTATTTGTTGCTTTTCCATTTCTTTGGCTCGTTCAAGTAATTCATACATTTTAGAATGTACACCTATTGTTGATTCAAGTTTTATAAATTCTTCTTCTAACCAATTTGTTACTGTTTGTTTATTCATAATTTATTTGTTAAATGTTTCTTCAATGTATTGTTGACAAATAATAACCAAATCACCCTCTGTTAAAAACCCCTTACAAAAAGCATTTTCAATTTGTTGCTTTTCCATTTCTATAGCTTTGTCAAGCAATTCTCTATTTACCTCTACTCGTTCAAAATATATTTTATCAATTAACCAATTTACTGCTGTTTGTTTGCTCATAATAATTCCTTTTTTAATTTATCTACTAATTCTTGTTGTAGTCTCCATTGGTTAGCTGCTTTACCTAATTCAATAAACTCTTGGTCATCACATTCGCCTGTGTGTGTAAGTGCAAGACATTTCTTGTAGTGTTCCCAGTACAGTGCTAATATGTTTTCTTGTTCAGTTATTAAGTCAATCATTCTTTATAGCCTCCATCGTTATTGTATAGTTCGGTTATTGTTTCGTTTAATGGTAATTGTAAAGCATTCTTAATAGCTATTACATAAGGTGTTTTGCATAGTGTTGGTGATTCACTTATTATTTGCTTTAAAATTGTTTGGTATTTAACTCCCATTTTATCTGCAATGTAGCCTATTGATTCTTGGCTTTCAAGTAGCTGCAATACTACTTCTTTTTTTAATCTTTCTTTTTGCATAATTTTAAAATGTATGTTTGTTGATTTTTTCTGTTAGTATAAATTCCACTACGTTTCATTGCACCACTTATTGAACCAGTAGTAGTGTTGAGTAATCTTGATGCTTTACTTATGCTTACCTTACTTGCAATTGGTTCTTTAGTCTCGCTAAAAATGTCAATCAGTGTAGGTGCAAAATACATTTCGTATCGTTCTAATGGTGTCATAATTTTATTTCGTGGTTTCTAGTTTTCTTATTGTAATATACGTTTTCCTTATCTATAATTTTTACTTCACTAATTAAAATTTTATAAGGCTCATCTAAGTACCAAATGTAATCAGGGTCGGTTTCTGAAATCATACCTACCTCGCAGTATTTTGGTCTAATTCCTTTTGGTTGAAAATATATTGGTGTCATAATAATTCTATTTCTTTTTTAACTTGTTGATAAAAGTTAATTATTAATTTATGAAGTATATATGGTTTTATATTTTCTATATTTAAAAACTCATCAACTGCTATTAATGCACATTGTTTGGCAAAATATTTAGTAATATCACTTGCAGAATTAGAGTGTGCTTGATACATTTTATCAACTAACTCTTTTGCTTTTTCTTTTGGTGTCATAGTGATGCTTTCTCGCTAATTAAGGTAAATATTTGGTTGAAAATTGCATCAAATTCTTCTTGACTACCTACTTCAGATGCTGAATTTAAAGCAACTGATGTGTAAGCTATGCCAATTGATTCCATATCTTGTCCAAAATTAACTTGGATTGCTTGTGTTTCGCTTATTATTTTATAATAATAGCAAATGTTTTTACGATACGCAGGTAAATCAAGTTCGTGCGTTTCTTGGATTGTTTTTGTGATTGTGATTTTCATTTTTAATCGTGTGTTATTAATATTACTACATAAGTTAACATTGCCATAGCTACACATAATAGTGTGCCTAAAATTGTTTCTAATATTTCGTTGTGTTTTTTCATTTTATTTTGTATTAAAAATTATTCCTTGTGAATTGTAATATTGTTTTACTTCTTTGATTGCATCGTTAAAATAAGTTACAGCAAAGCTATTTTCAAGCATATTCTTGCCACCTATATTGTTACCTGAATCAGTTAAAACGCAGTAGCCTATATCTTTTTTGTAAAGTGTTAGTTCTACCATAAACTCATTTGTAATTGAGTTAAAGAATGTTAGTGATGTGATTTTTTCCATTGTTTTAGTTTTTTAGTCGTTATAAGTAAATTGTTTTATTTCAATTGGTAGTGTTTTAAATATTTCATAATTATATTTTTTAGCATAATTATTAGCTTTTTTTATTGTATCAAATCCTTTAATTGAATAAACTCTTGTTGAATTGAAAAAGTTTAAAAAAACCATATTTCCTAATGTTGTGATTGTTGCTTTCATAATTTCTATTGCTTTATTGCCTTACAAAGATAAATATATTTATTACAAAACATAATAATTTTTTTATTAATTTTATAAGTGTTTGATAATTAACGTATTTATTTTTAAAAAGAACATAAAAAAACCCAAATAAGTTAATATTTGGGCTTAGTGCGTTCTATCATAATTGGAAGTTGTTGCGCCTATACCTTATTTTTTAAAGTGCAGCACCAATGCGAATGAATGGTTGGGCACTATATCTTATTTTTTATAATTCCATTAATTCGTTTATAGCAGTTGTTCCGTTTATAACCACACCGCAACCGATTGCTGGCTTCTTTCCGTATTTTGCATAGCTAAAAGCAATATGCTTATGATTTATACCACAGCCAACTTGCATACCGAATACTTTAAAGTTAGCACCTACAAACCATTCAGTGTAAGCCTGTGTATGCAAATGCCCACTTACAGTTGACATCATATCGGATTTACATTTAACCTTTGCAGTGCCACCTTCTCCGTGCAAATATTGAACATTGTCTATAACGTGCCTATCAACAAAATTCCACGTTGGAACTTCTAAAACATCTTTGTAATCTTTGATCCATTTTGAACTTATGCCACCAGTTTGAGCCTTACGCATTATAAGTCTATCGTGGTTTCCTATTATTACAGTAGCATTAGGAAAGTAGTTGTGCCACTTTTTAAGTTTACTAATAGCAAACTCTAACTCATCACCACCACCAATTGAATCAGGTATTGTTTCGTGATAACTTGCAAAATGATTATCTACTATGTCTCCAATAAATACTACTTCATTGCAACCATAAAGAGAATATATGTCCTTGCAAAACTCAAAGTAACCATCTAAACAAAAAGGTTCGTGCAAGTCACCAATGACCAAGACTTTATTTTCTTTTCTTTCGTTTTTTAACGACTTTAAAAAGTCATATTCTTGCTGTGTTAATCGTGGTCTAATTGTATTCATTATTTTATTCCGAATAAATTTTTTAAGTAATCAACTGTTTCATCAGGTGGGGTTATATCTTTAATCTCAATAAAATGTAACCTATCATTGATTTGCTGCTTTGCTTCTTGTACGTTTCTCGCACGTACAATCGTGTACATTTTGCGACCATTGAACTCGTATGCTATTTTGTACTCTTTCATAGTGTTTCAGCCAACTCTTTTATATGGTTATCAATTACTACTTCAGGAAATGTTAAACCAACTAATAAGGCTCTAAAGGCTCTAAACATTTGCTCAATGTCTGAGTCATCACTTAACTCAATTGTATGCTTACTTCCATAAGCAGTTACACTTAAAATTATTTTATCCATTATCGTTTAAAGATTACCAGTGTTAGTATTGCAATAATTATAAGTAGCCACCATTTAGCTTCTAAAATCATTTGGTCAAACCAACTTTGTTTAGGGCAGTCAATAGGCACTTCAACTAAAACTTTTTTCTCATAATAGATAGTATCTCCTTTGCATTTACCTTCAATATAAACCTTACCAAATTTCTTAACGTAAACTATTTCTAATTTATCTTTAGTTATATAAACTGAATCAACAGTATCATTGAATACAGTATCGGTTCGTATCGTTTCGGATATTATCGTATCGTGAATAGTTACAAATATACTGGCTGTGTCTTTATTGCAGAACTTATCTATTGCTTGTTGCTTTGTGTAGCAGCTACATATTAAGCAGTATAATACAGCTATTAGGATTGAGTAAATTGATTTCATTTTGTTTTTGTTATAACATTGCGTGTTTTGTTATTACTTATTGCTGTGCGTTTGTCTATTTCTTTCTGCTTATATTTAGCTTCAATTATAGCCACTATTCTTGCTCTCTCTATGTCTACACTATCCAATGTGCAATATTTGTTTTCTATTGCCAGTCTTTTTTAGTGATATATGAATCCATACACCTCCATATTCCCAAATTACTTGGTCAAAGTCTAAACCACTTAATTTAATAAAGTCAAATATTTTTTTGTTTTCTATTTTATTGCCACCACTAATATCAATTGAATTGCCTAAAACGTGACCACTTGTTAAACTTCCTTTTACTGCTTTATTTAAAGCTACACATCTAAAGAATGAGTTTATCTTTATTGGCTTATCATACCATTCTCTAATCGGTTCAAATAAGTTTTCTGCAACATACTTCATTGCATCAAGTTCTACTTCATTAGGTGTGTTCTTAATGCCCATTCTTAAAGCAGTTGCACTCTCGGTTGCTTCTTGTAAAGTTATATGTTTACTTATCATCAGATTTAATCTTTGTCATATAGCCACCTATCCCAATCAATGCACTTAATATTAATTTTGGGTACTCTTTGTTGATGTCAAACGTAACCCAATCAATAGTTATCCAAGCAGTAGAAATAGCAACTATAAACCCCATTACTGTGCTTAATTTACTCTCCCAATTTTGCTTAATCTTTTTCATACCAATTCTTACAAATTTTAATTATAGATAATAGCGAAAACACAAAAGCAGCAACTCCTGCTAATACTTGTATGATTGGTAGTATTGCCATTGCATAAGCAGCTATTACACCACTCCACGCAAATCCATTTTCTATTACTAATAAGAAATTCTTTTTCATTATGGATTAACTATTGGAAGTATTATTTCATCATATTGCACCATTGCAGCTATCTCAGATTCAGTAAATAAACTACTTACATCATTGTTTACAACCAACCAATTTTTTCCGTTTATGTCAACTATTGGATTAGCATAATCATCAGTTGCTTCATCATTTGGCAGTCCTAATAACTCACAGCATTTTGTATCTAATAACTTAAATTCTTTAATTGTAGCGCACTTATAAAAACGTGGGTAAAGTATATTCTCTTCCATTAAAATGCGTTGTTATTAAGTGAACGAATTAGGTTGTAAGTTGCAGTTTTTTGCAAATTAGTATCAACTTGATTTGTTATTACCAATGTATTTAATTGTGCATTACAAATTGTAAATGTATTAAAAATATTTACTTCCCTACTAATGATAGAAACAAAAACAACGGTTGATGTAGTATCTGCGCCTGTATTTACTCTAAATTTAGTGTCACCTGATGCGACCGAACCTGTATTTAAATTTAAAGTTGCTATGTTTGCAGTTGATGCCACTATCTCGTTATTACCTGCATTGAACCACATTCTTCTGCTTGTTGAATTATTTTGTCCAAAATTTCCGTTTAGAACTCTAATTCCGCCTGAAGATGCTGTTGCATTAGAACTAAAATATTTGTCTGCTGCATAGAATGATTTATCTATTGGCAAATATTGAGTCGTTGTTTGCATACTATCATCCACACCATCCCCTTGCACTATCGTTCTATCCACCAATACACCTTTATAACCACTCGTTGCAGTTCCTGTGTTAATTGTCCAAACTTCACCTGTGCTACTTGTCCAAGCAGTTTGACTTGTACTTGCGTTGTATTGAGCAGGATTGAAGTCTACAACAGGTGCGCCACCGATTGAGTTTGATATTGTGGCACGATATACTTTGCCTGTAAAACTATTAGATGCGCCATTACTATTTGCACCAATACATAATGGTGTACTTGTATCAGTTGTTACACCTGATGTAATACTTACATTTGTTCCCAATTGATTATAAGTAATCCCATCAGTTGAAGTAAAAAACTTTACAATTCCATTAGTTGTATCGTGTGTAACTTTTATATAGGCAAGTGTATTATTTGCAAACGAATGTCCAACTGTACTTACTACATCACCTTTACTACAACCATACCCAATTCTTGATGAACTTCTTGTTACAACATAATATCCATTTAAACCACCTGTGTTCTTACCTATAAGCATATTATAATCAATACTCCAATTTAATACATTTGCAGTAATAATAAATTCTTTATCACCTGTTCCACTATTTGCTGTTGCACTTGGTGAACTTACAAAATTATTTGCAATCCCAACTCCTTGAAAATAATTATCACTACTCGCACCATTATGGCTTAATAACAATGGCTGACTTGCTGCTGTTGATTGAACTGCATCACCTGCTACTGTTAAACTATATAATTTCGCTGCTGCTTGTCCACTTGTTGCACCTGTTCCTGAACCTAATTTATAGCCTATCCAATGTGCATCGTAACACACTGGCACGTTTGCTAAATCACCATAGATTCCTTTTAAACCCTTAACGAAAAAGTTTAATCGTGATAAGTTTGAAACTCCACCATCTGCTATTATTCGGTTGTAGATAGCTTGTGCGTTTGCATCAACACCTTTGCCACGAAAACCTCCAACCCTTACATTAGTTGTGCTAATTCCTAACATAGTTATTGGTTGTTATAAGCGATTGCAGTTCCTGAAGTTAAAGTAATAGCTGTGATGTAAGTTCCTGCTGCTGCTGGTATAAACATACCTGCTGAAAGTGTTACACCATTAAAACCTTTTGTAGTTAATACATTTACTCCATCAATGCTTAAAACACTTATTACTGCATCTGTATTAATTACAATTGAAGTATAAGTCTTTCCTGTTTTTGCACTTGCTGCTGCGATAAATTCACAACCACCCATTCCTGATATTTTATCTAAATTTGTCATTTTTTTATTTATTTAATATTATTTATTTTATAGGTATTTGACACCTGTTTCTTTCTTGTGCTAATTCAAAAGTTAAATTCATTTCCCAACCATTCACCTTGTCTGCTAATGCTTCTCTTAAAGGTACTAAATTTGTCGCAAAACTTAATAAAAAATAGTCTTGATATATTGGGTTAGTCAATGCCGAATAAACGTCTTGTGCTATGCTTAAACAATCGCTTAATGTATCACGTTCATTTGTTTGGTCATCCTTTTGAATATCCATTACTTTTACGTTCATATTTAAACTTAAAGTATTGCTTTCAATTCCACTGTCAATTACATCAATCCAAAGTAAAGGGTACTGCTCTTGGTCACTCGCTGAAATATCCGATGCTTCACCAAAATTAAATCCGTTTATCTGTGCGTGGTTTGTCGCTATTGTTTCGAACAGGTTTATTATTTGGTTTAGTGTGTAGAATTGCATTTTCTTTTATAAATTTTTGTAACTTTTCTATGTTTCTAATCTTTGTTTTCATTAACAATAAGTACAAGGTTGTGTTAATTCTCTCGGTTCTATTTTTATTCCCTGAAAGTTATATCGCCCACTGCAACAATCGTCACCATCTAATAACATTCCACTATTATAATTCGTTCTTTGTGGGAATATAGTGTCTATTCCTACACCAGTTTGCGTTAAATACAATGGGTAAGTAGTTGTGTTAGCTAATAAGAATTTAGTTAAACGTTCAGCATATACTTGTGCTTTGTTTCTTGCCTCATCCATTATATCCCTAATCTCACTCATGCTTGCAGGCTGCATATTATCCGCATTTTGAACACCAACACTTTTATTAAAGTATTTGTAATTCATTGCTAATGGTAACTCTACTTGCATGTACCAAATCATAGTATTAGTAATATAGTTATCAATTAAATTCTTATTTGCTGCGCTTACTGTTCCTGCTGCAATTTGTGTTTTTAATTCGTTGTATAAACTTGTTCCTAATATCGGTAATATATAAAATTCTTGAACCTCAATAATAGTTGGGGTTACAATCTTCATATCAACATTATCCTGTAAAACAGAACGCTGCTTTAATGTTTGTTCGCTTAAAAATAAAACTTGTGCTGCCATATTATTTAACTTTTTTTACTAATTCTTGTACCCAAATATGTCTGCAATATGGTAAGTTTACATCCTTAATCGGGTCATGATACCAACCACCTCTTCTGCGAAAAGCATCATAGTTAGGTATGTCATAAACTTGCCCTAAATCTTTGCCAATGTTCTCAATATCTTCACGACTAAAATAACGTGGATTGCTCATCATTGCTGCACAAAAATCACGACTTTCACCACCTTCAATTAATGCAGGTGCATCACTTCTTAAAGCATATTTGTAACGAATAAATAATTCACTAAAAGTTGGTACGTTTTTGTTTGTTCCTTTAGTAGTTATCTTTAAATCCTTATCAATTAATCCATCACCTATTAAAGTTTCAATTGCATCAGTAACTTTCGTTTTATCCAACTTCATTACTTCCATTATACTTTCAACAGTTATGTCAGGAGTCTTTTTAATTAAGTCTAATATCCCCTCTTCAATTTTAGAAATAAAATCCTCTTTTCCAAACATTACTTTTTTAACTTTTATAGGTATAAAGTTCTCTACACTTTCACCATATTTAGCAAATGTTGCGTAATCTATTAAATCTTTTACTTGCTTACTAAATTTAAAGTTAGTTGCAGGTGCTTGAACTACTTGTACTGGTTCTAATGGTTTTCTACCTATAATATCACGTAACTCATCTTTAGTTAAAATTTGTGTTAGTGTTTGTTCGGTGAAACTTGCCATAATAGGTTCAAGTTGTTTAATCTTTAACTTACCTTTTACAGGTGCGAAAATATTAAATATTTGTTCTTGAACTTCTTGTCTTGGTGCTACATAAGTATTTGTAAATAGATTAAAAGCATCAATCATTTCTGCTCTGCCACCTAATTGACCTGCTACCCTTACACCAAATATCATTGGTGAAGTAACTTTATGTCCTACAAATATTTCTTGCTGAATTGTATCGTTTAATGCAGTGTATTTATCTGCAAAATCTCCTGCGCTTAAATCGTTTATAATTGCTACCCTATCCTTATCATCTGCGAAATCTACAACTATTGAACCTGCGCTATCTGTTGATGTGAATTTGCTCTTTAACTTGCGTTCAGTAGCTTTCATTTCGTCGTCTGACGGTATCCCGTTTACAAACGTTATCATTTTCGAGCCCTTGAAAGAATTCTGTATTTCAGCCCTATGATAGTTTGCTACTTCTGCATCCGTAATAATTGCAGGAACTGCCCCAATGTAATCAGGTAATGTATAAGTATTTAAATTTGGTCTATAACTCTTGTAATAATAAATTGATTCTGCTTGTTTCTCGTTAGGGTTATAAGCAGGTAAAGTAGTAAACATTGGTGAAGTATTTTCGTTTCCACTTATATCAATCCATTCATCGCTTATATAGAACTCTGAATTGTCTTCATTGCTCCTTACATTACAATAATCTATATGATATATTTCTTGACCTTTCTTTCCTTTTGTTCCAACTACTTTTAAATAGCATCCACCGAATAATTCATTGTCTAAAATAGTTTTTTTGGCTAACTCGTTTAGTGTTTCATACTGGTTAGGATTATCAACAAATGCTTGTAGTGAAATTATTTCTTCACCTTCCATTCCTGTTTGGTCAAATGTCCAACCTTTACCTGAAATATATAATTGTTTGCTTGTTACAATTGCGTTATGCTTTGCACTACGATTAAAAAGTAATACTAAGTATTGAGGATAGTTATTTTCTTCACCATATTTAACCCATACTTTTGACTTTTGCTCCACGAACATTGGAACTTTATCATTAGAAAATCCGATTTTAATAGTTTTATCTGTATATGCCATAAATTATGGTTGGTAAATTATATTTGTTTCATCTTGTACATCGTATTCAGTGTTAGTAATAGCATCAAAAACAACATCCACTACACCAACTTCAACTGTTTTAGTAATAAAAGGAACTGCATCTGCTGCTGTTGTTAGCCCACTTGTATTCGCTAATGATGTTTGATATACCTTATAGTTGTAATAACCCTTTAAACCTAACGTAACTTCACCATTTAAAGTGTTTGCACTTGTTTTCTCAACTATACTAAACTTATTGTATCTTGTTTTGTATGCGCTTGTGTCAGTACCTATAAAATAGTAAGGAACATTTGAAGTTTGATTAGTAAATAAAAACAAATAAATAGGATTAGTAACTGTTGAATTTTCAGTTAATGTTACTACTACATTGTTCGTGCTATTTTTTAAGAATCTTATCACTAACTATAAATATAAATTATTAAAAAGTTTGCTAAATAACTATAAAACAAAAAAACCAACCGAACTTAATCGATTGGCTTTTTGCTATGAAAACAATGAATCTTTTATGATAACAATGCTGTGATAATTGCAGGGTCAACTTCTTGAGAAAAAGTTTTTTCCATTCCTGCAAAAGTTAATGAGTAACCATTGAACTCATTTAATGCTGCGCCACTTGTTCCTGTTCCGCCTGTGCATTCCATACCGAATGATGAACCGAATAAAAAGAATTGACCTGATTTCATTTCAACAATTATAGAAGTTCTGTTCTTAATAATTTGCTGTAATTTGAATTGTGTTTCATAAGCCATCTTTAAGAATGTAGCTGCGATTGTTTGTTCGTATGCTACTGTTCCTATTGCAGGGTCAGTTTGAATGTTATTAGTTGTGCTATTTGCACCTCTTGGTTCTAAAGCATAAAGAAAATATTTCTTACCTGCTGCTTTAGTTATTGCTGTTACATAACCACTTGCATTTTCAGTTATTGCTGTGATGTTTGCTTGTTCTGTTATGTATAAATTTTTGATACCACCAACTGTGTCCTTACAGTCTAATGCGTATCCTGCTACTATTGCACACGGCATAATTTTAAATGGGGTTTTAAAAAGGGTAACAACTTTTCGCTGCTACCCTTTTGTGAATTAAATTGTGAATT